ACAATGTATATGAGAACAAAAGATGGTACTTGTTATCACGTAGGTTCTTCACACTCTTATTACATAGGTGGTACTGGTACTAATGGTTCATATAGTACACCTCAAACTATGCAGAAAGTAACCAATATTAAAGAAGCTTATGTTTCAGGTAACTATTCAGACCAAGGTAAAGCATTTTGGATAACTGATAGTGGTGAAAACTTTTGTTATGGTTATGACTCAAGAAATTCAATGTTGCACCCTCAAGCAGGTACAAACTGGCAAGGTGAAGACGGTAATTACTATCCTTTCCATTGGTACACACCTGCTGGTGCTAAAGTAATAACTATGCACATAACTTCAGATGACCAAGGTTCTTCAGAATATGCTGGTGGTTACAGATTTACAGACGAACACGGAAAAATTTATCATTGGGGTAGAAACAACTGGAATACAGGACACAACTGGTGGACACACGGTTGGTCTTCAACTAACGGTCAAGGTTACAACCAAGGGCACGGAAGATAAAAATTATATTATAAATAATAATACTAAAGGAGAAAACTAAAATGGCAAAAAAAGTATTCAGAGTAAAAGAAATAGCTCTTGAAGATGATTATACACATCCTGCCGTATCAAGTGGAGAAGGCCCCGTAGCGTTAATATCGCTAGACGGTTTTGGTTATTCTTACTATGATGATGGTGAGGTAACAATTACAACAGACGGTACTAACGCAAGTAAGTATGGTGTAAAAGTTATGGATGCTTCAGACGCAGATGATTTAGTAATTCTTAAAAAATTAAGAATGACACCATCATTAATGATGGAAAGGTCAACATTACAACAAGCTTTTGATGATACATATTCAAAAGTTGAAGTGTATGACGCACTAATTAATGATGTTACCGCTGTAAAAACTGCTCATAATCAATTAAAGAGTGATATTAATGCTGTATATACCGACAAAGGTTTACCAGCACTAATATAATAAAATTAAAAAGGTAAAAAAATGGCTTTTGAATTAGAACAATTTAAACTAACTTGGCAAGGTCCTTGGAGAGATAGAACAGCATATTCCAAAAATGATATTGTTGCTTGGAAAGGTAAATCTTATAGATGTATAAGAGATTGCCCTATTGCATATACATTATCAGGTGATTGGATGGTTAACACAAATAACTATTCAATGGATCCTCAAAGATTAGTTCAAAAGTCTTTTAGACCAGACAACGCAAAATACTGGCAATTATTCTTACGTTCAACAGATGATGTTGGCGAATGGGAATTTTACAGACAATATGAGCCAGGCGAAATGTGTTCAGTTGGTAGAAAAATTTACCAATGTATAAAAAGAACAAGACGTTATAACACTTGGGTTGTTGAACACGACGGAACAGATTCAGAATATTGGGTAAAAATATATGAATCACCTTACAAATATCCAGACAGAAATAAAGTTGTATCTTTCACTAATAGAGCTCCTTTAGGGTGGAAGTACAATATGGGTAGAAATTCAAGAGAACAACAACACAACTATACACTTGGTTGTATTCATTCAGATGGTGATTTTTTTGGTCACGGTGGTAATAACAACAATGGTCAATTTGGTATGGGTGATGGACAATCAGGTAACGCAAGACGTGGTTCTCCTAAAAACGTAGGTTTTACCTTTGTTGATTGGATGACTTCAACTGACAATAAAGATATTGTAAAAGGTCACCAATACACAGGAAATATGGTGACACCAGATGGTGAAGCACCTAAATGTATTCAACACATATCAGCTAACAACACAACTTGGTGGTTGTTTAATAACGGAGAAGTTTATTCTGCTGGTTATAACTCACACTATCAATTAGGTTATAACGAAGGTGGTAACACAAATACTTCCGACAGAAATTACACAAACAGAGTATCAGCTAGTGATACCGTTGACTGGTTAGGTGAAACAATACGTTCATTTAACGAAACTAAAATTGTAAAAATTGGTTCTTCAGGTCAAGGTCAAAACAACTCTGCTTGTATGCAGTTTGCATTAGGCGAAGACGGTTCAGTATGGATGTGGGGTCATAACAACCAAGCTCAGTTTGGTGGCGGTAATCCTAATATCAATAACTCAACTGATACAAACGCAGGTTCGCCTTACTCATTTTCTTTCTATTCAACAAACGTAAAAAGACCTGTTAAAATTCCTCAAGAATTCTTTAACAATAAAAGAATTGTTGATATGTGGGCAAACGGTAATGAAGAAATGTTTTTCCACGCTCTTGACGAAGATGGTTACTTATGGTTCTGGGGCCAATCAGTTCACGGTTGTGGTGGTGTAGGTTCTAACGGACACACTTCAGAAGGAACATATTACTATTATATTCCAAGAAGAGTAGAAGTAAACTGGAATTTATACGGTGGTATGAAACTATTACAACATTGGTCATACTCTTCACAATCACACGCAGGTACTTGGGTACTTGATGGTGAGGGCTATATGTGGTACACAGGTTACTTAACAAACGGTCAAGTTCCTGGTATGTACGGAATGGGAGATAACTCAACTAGATATATTTCACAATTCCAAAGAACAGATTTCCACTTAAACGGTGATGTTGATGAATTCTGGTGTGGTGGTGATGAACACAAATGGATGTATATGAGACAGAAATCAACTGGTATGTTATGGGTAAGTGATGGTAATTACGGAACATACGGCGGTAGAGGTACTCGTTCACAAAACGGTTACTGGTACAACTCTGGTGGTATTCACGGTCATATGTCTCATTTAAGAGGACCAAAATACGTAAGATACGTTGCAGGTATGAATGAAAACAGAGGTGATGGTTCTTATCAATACGAATTCCCTCTAATACTTGATGAATCAGGTGAAGTATGGTATGGTGGTTATTCTCAAGGTTTCTATCCTTCAGGTACTAACTCGGATCCGTCAAATGATTCAGATGGTTGGGAACATATGCCAGAGCAAGCGTTTGAAGGTAACTCTGAAAACAGACATAGAAAAAGAAGAGGTACTATGCCTAACAATAGTAAGATTGTTGACTTACATTGCTACGGTTATCCAACTGCTCAAAACTTTGCTGCTAGAGAGGCAAGTGGTAAGTTATTTACTTGTGGTTATGCAGGTAATAACAATACGTATCTATACGATATTATGCCATACAGATACTATACTCAAACGATTTCATCTTGGGGAAGTAATAACTATCGTACCCATTGGGCTTCTCAGCCAGGTGACTAATAAATAGTTTTTGACTATTTTTATTATGAGGTTAAAATGTACAAGACGAAACAAAACTATTTAAGATTTAAAACACACGAAATCTTTTCAGATAAGTTTAGTAAAGAATATCCTAAAGAGCAACAAGCTACTTACTGGTATCAAATTTGGTTTCTCATTAATAGTATAGAATTATTAATGAAAGATTGGGACTTTGATACTCACGAAGTTGCAAAAGATTTTACTAATAAGTGGCTAGAATTATGGCCGTTTCCTTTAAATAACACAATCGGTGGAGCACCTGCTTTTCAAAGAGTACCAACTCTAGTTGAAGGCACAGATTATCTTTGTGAAAAATATAATGTAAATGGCACTTGGTCAACTGATTATAAAGTACCTAAAAATAAATTTTCTATTCAAGTTGTTTATGGTGTATTAGTAGATTTATTTAAAGATGTATTGAAAGTTGAACAAGAACAAGTAAACGCCTTTTTATTACCATTAAAAGATTATGATAAAAAAAGATTTACAATAACAAGACAAGATACTATCAAAGCAATTGTTGGTATGTCTGACTTCTTTATCAATACAAAAGAAGTATGGGAAGAAACAAAAAATTTTGGTGACTGGAGAGAAATGGATGCCAAAAGACAAATTGATGAAGTAAAACAAGGCTTTATTGAACATAAAACACCTGAAGATTATCCTTTAGATAGAAATAAAATTATTGACCACAGAAAAGGTGTTGAAGAAAACAGATGGATAAGAGAAAAACCTTTTTTAGAAGAAGAAGATAGAGATTATGGACAACGAGAAGAAGTATAGAATAAAAGATTTAACTTGGGAATATCATAAAAATGCAGAGAGACAAGACTTTGTAAAACTTTTATTATCAGGTACTATTGATGAAAAACTATACGCAACTTACTTATACAATCAATTAATTTGTTATGGAAAACTAGAAGAGTATTGTTTAGAAAGTTCTTTATTTCACGACACATTAAATCTACCAAGAGCACCTCATATTTTTTATGATTACAGAGCATTATGGGGAGACATAGGTAGCCCTCCTGTTCAAACTGAAAGTACAAAAGCTTACGTTGAACATTTAGAAACTATTAGAGGTGAGAATGAAAAACTATACGCTCACGTTTATGTAAGACATTTAGGTGATTTATCAGGCGGTCAAATGATAATGAGAAAAACACCTGGACCTAATAGATACTATATATTTAAACACGGTGAGGCAAAAGAATATAAAAGAATTGTAAAAGAAAGAGTTGAAAGTTATTTAAATTTATATGAGGTAAACGTGTTGCCTGAAGCAATATTTTGTTTTGAAAGTGCAACAAAACTATTTAAGGAAATGTATGATTTGGGAAAGACTAATCAAGTGGCAGAATGAGACTATTGAAGTCTTAAATAAAAATCTGGTTGAATACAAAGAACCAGGTATGGAAAGATTCAACAATGAAAAATTAGGTTGGGTCAATAGAACCTGGAACAATAGATATATTAGACGTGCTCATTTAGATGTTGTTGATGTAAGAGAATCTAAAGGTCTCTGGATGGCTCATCTATGTTTATTTCCTATGTTAACAAATGGTGGACCAATTTATGGTTTTGATATTATTGCAGGTGAAAAAAAGGTAACAGGTGCTTTTCACGATTTTAGTCCTTTATTACAAAAAGACCACCCATTAACAAAATGGTTTATAGAAGAAAATAAATGGTTTAAACCGAGCAAAGAGAGAGAGTTACCAGATTGGGCAAAGGCTATCTTCTCGGGAGGTATGATAGCCGCTGGTAACGTAAGAGAAGAAGATGAATTAAATAAAATCTGTACTATGGCAATTTCTAATTTAAATAATTATATTGACAAGATAAGAAATCACGAAGGTGAAGCTGAAATGGCAGACGTAATTAAAGCACAAAATTACTACTCTGAACATCAACAAAAGAATCCTCACACGCCTAGAGTTATGCAATCTCTTGGTTTACCTGAAGAAGATATTAAATTATTCTGCTCGGACAACCTATTTCCGTTTGTTTCAGAAAACCAACCCTACTTGTAATAACTATTATAAATATACCAGAAAAGGGTATAAACAATGGCAGAACCAGCTACAAGAGAGAATTTAAAACAATATGCTTTAAGAGCATTAGGTAAGCCTGTAATTGAGATTAACGTAGATGATGACCAACTTGAAGATAGAATTGATGAGGCGATACAATACTTTGCTCAATACCATTATGATGGTGTAAAAAGAACATATTTAAAATATCAATACACGCAAGCTGATAAAGACAGAATAACAGGAGATTCGTCTGAAACGGCAACTGCTGGCTCTGATTCAACAATATGGAAAGAAGGCAAAAACTTCTTAGCAATACCAAGTTCAATTCTTTCAGTAATCAATATATTCCCTTTTTCTAATAAAGGTAACTTAAACTTATTTGATGTAAGATACCAATTAAGATTAAATGACCTATATGACTTCTCATCAACAAGTGTTATCAATTATGATGTTGTATTAAGACATTTAGATTTTTTAGACCACGTTTTAGTTGGCGAAAAACCTATGAGATTTAATCAACACGAAAACAAACTTTATATAGATATGGACTGGAAAAATGATTTACAAGTTGGTGAATATCTAGTAATTGAGTGTTATAGAAAATTAGACCCTAATACTAATACAGATGTTTACAATGATATTTTTTTAAAAAGATATGTAACCGCTTTAATTAAAAGACAATGGGGTGCTAACTTATCAAAATTTGGTGGAGTACAAATGATAGGTGGCGTAACCTTAAATGGTCAAGAAATATTTTCACAAGCATTAGCAGACATTGAAAAACTAGAACAAGAATTAAGAACCTCATATGAATTAAATCCAGCAATGATGATAGGGTAAAATGTATGGCAATCAATCACTACTTTCAAGGTGGACGAGGTATTGGGAATAATGCTGAAAAGAGATTGCACGAAGACCTAATCATTGAAGGATTAAAAATCTACGGACAAGACGTTTATTACCTACCACGAACATTAGTTAACAGAGATTTAGTATTAGGCGAAGATACTACAAGTCGTTTTGACGACTCGTATATGATTGAAATGTATTTTGAAACGCAAGAAGGCTTTGCTGGTGAACAAGAGTTAATTAATAAGTTTGGTTTAGAAATTAGAGAAGATACAACACTTGTTGTTTCTAAACGTAGATTTGAGGAACACGTTGCAAGTAAAGCTAATTTAATTGCAGTTGGCAGACCAAATGAAGGAGATATAATTTATCTACCTTTAATGAATTCATTTTTTGAAATTCAATTTGTTGAAGACCAAGAGCCATTCTTTCAATTAGGTAACTTGCCTGTTTACAAATTGAGGGTAACTAGATTTGAATATGCTAATGAAGAGATTAATACAGGTCAAGAAATACTTGACCAAGCTGAAGACAAGTATTCACTAAACGAATTAAACCACAAAATGTCTTTAGAAAGTGGACAAGTTGCATTAACTGGTGATGGTTCAATTGAATTAGAAGACTATTTTGATTATGCTACAGGTCAAAAAGCATTATTGATGTTAGAAACATTTACAGGTGCTAAGTCTATTCAAACTCAATCTAACTATGCAAATAATTTAGATATGAACGCCTCTGCTGGTTATGATACGGTGTCAACAGCAGATGATATATTAGATTTTACAGAAAGAAATCCTTTTGGAGAGGTTGACGAATAATGTTTGGTTCACATTTTTACAACGAGGGTATTAGAAGATTAACAATTGGTTTTGGTCA